TTGGTTTAGTAGCAACAGCATATTCAGAATTCTCCATTTCCTGTTTAGTGTCATACAACGGAGCGGCGGCATTATAGTTTGTAGCCATAATGACAACACCAGGAGCTCCGGATGTCACAAAATCAGTAATTAGAGATCTAAACTCAAATACTAACCCATGGAAACGGTATTCTTGGTAATTCTGCGCAAGCGTAGAAAGCCAAGGAAAAGTCTGACTTACACCAGGATTCAAAGGATAAGAATTAAGAGTGAAACCAGCGGTTCCATTAATATCACCCAAATATTCACGATGACAAACAATATTAGTTTGACGTGAACTTTGGAACTTAGGAATTTGAGCCCCATTAGTAAGAACATTATAAGTAGGCATTGACCCGACCATAGAATAATCACCAGAACCCATAAGGGTACCAATACCGGAACCAAGCCAACGACCAACGCCTTTAAGCACTGGCAAGTTAAACATTGATCCCAAGCGTTGTCCGGTAATAGCTCCAGCATCAGCAAATGGAGTAGCTTTACGCTTTCTAGGTTGAATCGCAACCTGCTGCAACTTTTGACTGAGTTGCTGAACAGTTGCTCGATTTCGACGTCGAGCACGTCTTCGTGTTTTGTTTGGCATAGTATTGGATACCACAAGCCAGATGGGACTTTACATCAGGGACCAACCAGAATCTGGAAACAGCCGTGAAGTCTCTTGGCGTTTTGGTTAGCACTACTAAGAGATTTTGGTGTTTTACGGGCCACAACCCAATAGATAGTTAGAGGGATCTTACTCCCCGACAATTTAGAGTCGAGTCAAGACTCGTCTATTTTGATTCCTGAACGGAAAGGGGTGTTTAAACCAGAACCTCCTCGCTGGGGTTTTAAAGTGTTTTCCTTCAAGACCAGGTTTGGGCGATCAAGGGCCCCCTATTTATAGTTTAGGGACAACTTTTAAGAACTTTGACTCAAAGATTCAGATAGGCTTGACTTATCTCATGGCTGGGGAAAGAATCCCACCAGCCTGAGTCTAAGACAAGTTTCTCTAAATCTCGAAGATGTGGATAGTGCCGAAGCTCATAGCAAAATTGCTGAAAGCGATCAAGACCTTCTGCATATGTTAGAGGTTTATAACATAATAAATTCACTAGCTGCTTATCAATATTCACTGGAACTCCAATACCATTTTCGAATTGAGTTGAACAAAACTCAAATTTACTCGGGGTAACGTTCTCTACGAATTTGATAACCTTACCCAATTTACTATAAGCTTCAATTGGATTAGGAATAGCAGCTTCCACTGAGTCATCGCCCATAGTCTTAACAGCTGGTTTCACACCGGCTTCAAACGCTACATGATAAGAATCAATAGCTCGAATATTACTATTCGAAGAAGCCGTTAGATACCAACCCGAAGGCATGAGCCCAGGAATTAGTTGCTGATACATAGAACCATCACTAAGGACAAATACCTTTCTGGACATACAATAATGATGTGCAGAAGCGATACGTTCCCAGTCTGTTCCCTTAGAGCTGTTCAATTCAATTCTACGTTGAAGATCGGCTAGAAGTTCCCAAGACTGAATGGAGAAGTCCCAACCGGAGACGTCCGAAGACATCAATCCGTCGCATCTTAACCCCATTTGAGAAATGGATTCTTGTATTGCTGCTAAACCGGGGTCGTCAAGTCCGAGACCAGCACTAGGAGGTATAAGTTTCCAGACGAGAATTTCTTCCCTATTCTGATTGGAATGGAGCAAACGGGCGATAACATTGTCTATCAAAGAGACAGAAAATATCAAACGTTGAACTCCTTCCACAAGCTTACACCTCTTGTGTGGTTCATTCTTAACAAAAACTTTACACGGATCACAAAGACCCAAACGAACAAGATGTTGAGGTTGCAAACTTTGATTCACATCAAAGTTGCGCAATAATTCAATCCGTTCCATCGTGGCCTCTACTATCACCTCTAGATAGCGGGCTAGGACGGATTGATTATCACTACCTACAACATTGAAAGGAAATCCTGGTGAGGATTTCCTCTCAACCGTGTGGTCAAGGACATAACGTAATCCAACAGCTTCAGCCGTAAGTCTCGAATTTGATCGGGAGTACGGTCTCTCAAAGCCTGTTGGAATTTGCGAGTGTGGCAGATCCTGTTGTAAAGCTTCTCTTGCTTTCGTGACATCAACACAATCGACACTTCGGTGCTTGGCTGCCTGGATAAACAAGGACTGACGCTCAGCGCCGGCGTGTCGTGGCGGATAATCCCACTCTGCAAGACTGGCTTTAAATTCAGTTGCTCGTTTAAGAGGTTCAGAGCGAATTGTTGCTTTTCCTCCATAACCCTTAGCCGAGCATCTACCAATTTCATGAAGTCGGAATCCTTCTGTTGAGACGGTGCCAGAGCACCACTGATATTCTCCCCAGGAGTAGATTTCTGAGAGACAGGGACTTTCTTCTTTCTTGATAAAGTTGATTGTTCCGCCACCAGTGTCGCCGAAGCTCCACTTGGCTCGTGAACTATCTCCTTCCTCAAAGGAGAAGGTTTCTGTTTCTCCTTCACTAAATTGGTAGGAGTGGATTGAGGGGACTCCTCCCCTTTGGGAAAACCCGCCTCAAGCAAAGTCTTTTCCGAAGATTTCTTCAGCTTACGCCTGGATTTCTTCTTACCTCCAGTAGAACTGGCGACAGAGCTTGGGGAGGGAGAACGCCTGAATTCCCAATTCTTATGATTATCTTCTTCATAATCATAAAGATCATTGAGGTCATCTTCAACTGTCCAATGCGAATTTCCTGAAACATTAACAGCAGTACCAATCTTTACAAATCTTCCTACTTGTTCTGCTTCGTACTCATAATCGTATGTTCTAAATCTCATTCTTCTTGACTTTCCTTTAGGAAGCTCGGATACGATCTCATAAGATCTAGCATCAAAGCCTTCATAGTACTCATTAGAAGAAATACCGTTCTCCTTAAAGTGTAACCAAACACAAGAGACACCAAGATTAGCATCTACACCATTACTCGCTAAATGAACACCTACCATCTTCCCTTGGCAAATGATCGGAGTACCGCTATAACCAGGTAAGGTTGAAGCGTAGTGAGTTAGGCCAAAGCCACCATCTCGCTCTCCGAAAACACTGCCAAATGTGGTAGTAAGCTTTCCGTTTCTGTACCCAAGAACCATTATCTGCTTGCCTTTAACATACGGAGCGGAATGGAGTGTTTTCACTCTTAACACAGAAAACAAAGTCTGTGGAGGATAAAACATAATCACATCCTTCTCTTTAGAATAAAATGCAAGCTTATAGTCAGAAGTCACAAGGGGAACTGTGACATTGTTGGCCTCAATGGAAAAGTTATCACCTTGACGGGTAAACTCTTTCCAAACATGGCCAGCAGTGCCCAGAACAGACTTGCCATCAAAAGTAGTTCGGAAACCCATTCCAGCCACACTGCCATCGGAGCGTCTAAACGACAACACTCCTTGACCGCATGTAAACGCATGAGGGGTTTCAACAAAAGTACTTGCAGGCAAAGCCATCTCATTGAGACTACTAACGCTAGAATCAGGTACATCAACCACAAGGTATTGGACCTTGAGGTTTGCTTGTTTGGCTAATCGATCGATCTCCTTACGGGGATCGGCTGGGGGGTGAACCACCAGTTCTTTCGACCTATAATATAGGACAAAATATTCAAAAAGCCAAGCAACAAAGCGGCATAACTTTCGAAATGCCACAATCACTAAATGAGCTACCAAAGCGATGAACACAAAGAACAACGTCAATGATAGCAAGTGAATTTGAAAGGGAACAACATGATCTTTAACAACTCCATGGATAGAGATGTAAAGATCACGAGTCTTACTAACAGATTCACAACAAAAGACAAAGCAC